CGGTAAGGTTTGTCATTGGCGTATCTCCATGTCAATCTAACAAGGACAATATGCCAGTGGCTTAAAACCATGTCAACAGGTCATCTGAACTTTTCTTGATTTTTTTTCACCCAACGCAAAGTTTCTAACGCGGCTTGTAGTTGCGGAAGGAGACTTTCCTTCATTCCCAGTACAATAGGGTCACGTTTTTTCTCTTTAATTAGATCACGAAGTATCTCAATATGCCCTGCGAGGTTCATAACTTCGCGCTCGACCGCTGCAATTTGTTCTTCAATTGAGACTTTCATCAATTGCCTCCAACATAATTTCGCACTCAGGACCATCCTCGACCCATCTGGCTATTAACCATTCGCACAGATGATCGCTCTCAACAGCCTTGGCTGTGACCATGACATCCATTGCAGCCTTTAACAGGTTGTCGAGATCGCGCCGGCGTTTGTCTGGTCGAACAAAATGGAACGTGGCTTTGTATTTGCCAACAATCCCTTTGCCCTTGATCTGCACAGCAACCTGCCAGAGCGCAATAGCCCGCCATGTAGTGTATTGAGCCGAACGGTGCATCCCGCCTGCTTTATTGGTCCTCCACAGGCGGTTTACGCTCGGGGGCAGTGACAGTTCGATCTTTAACAATGGGGCGTCTCCGGGCTTCTCTGGCCTTCTGGAGGGCATGATAGACAACTGACTCGGGCAGCCCCAGTTGCCGAGCCATTGCGTCTGTATCTAAACCCCGACGCCACAGTCGCCAAATCTGATCCGGGTCGGCATCAGCGTTCATAGATGTCCGGTCTCATCCGCTCACGAGGAATACCCTTGGCGTCCTCAATGGCCTTCAGGTGCTTGAATGGCACCCGTGACCAATGGCAAACGGCAGCGCGGGTAATACCCAAGAACCGTGCAAGGCTGGCTGCTCCGCCAAACGCGGCATAAACTTCAAGGATGATAAGGTCACGGCGCTTTAAGTGTTTCATGTGAAACAGTTTCCTAAATATGTTTCGCTTTGTCAAAATAAATGTTGACACCCTGTGACTAACTGGTAGTGTGTGTAGGCAAGATTGATTTGGAGATACAAAATGGCTCACGTAACAGACTTCATCCGTCCTCTCGAAGACTTCGTTGTTCCCGGATGCCCCGGCCTCACCATCACGGAAGGTTGGCTGGACATTACCATCGAGCGCTTGGATGGTGATCTTGACTGGCACATCACTGCTGTTCAGCTTGAAAAGGCTGACAAAACTGTAGAGTTTTTCTACGCCGGTTCATTCATCTTTGATGCAATTGTTCCGCATCTTTACAAAAACGCCAAGTTTAGCCAGAGCATCATGGACGAGGCTCACGAAATTATCTGAGGAGATTGATATGAATATGTCCGACACAATCAGCGAGTTGGCTACGGCCCTCGCTAAGGCCCAAGGCCAGATCGAATCCGCAAGTAAAGACAAGAGCAATCCGGCGTTTAAATCAAAATATGCCGACATCAACTCTTTGCGCGATGTAATCAGGCAGCCGTTAGCTGACAATGATTTATCTGTTGTTCAGTTTCCGCGTATGAGCGGTCCTTATGTAGAGGTCGAGACAATGATCCTGCATAAGAGCGGTGAGTTTATTGCTGAGACGTTGCGTATGCCGGTTGGCGAAAAGATGAACGCTCACGGCGTTGGATCAGCTTTAACATACTGCCGGCGATATTCGTTGTCCGCCATGCTAAACCTTGCTGCTGAAGACGATGACGGCAATGCAGCCACTGATCTGTTGCCGCAATCGGCAAGAAGCTACGTAGCACCTCGCGCTCGTGCCAGCTTTGCGGACGACTTGTGATGGAGCAGCGAAGCGAGGAATGGTTTCGCGCGCGTGCTGGCAAAGTAACAGCCAGTCGTGTTGCTGATGTGATCGCAAAGACCAAAAGCGGTTACAGCACTAGCCGTGACAATTACATGGCCGAATTGATTTGCCAGCGCTTGACAGGAAACTTGGGGGATTCCTATCAGAACGCGGCAATGGTGTGGGGAACAAACACCGAGCCTTTCGCTCGCGCGGCTTATTGCAGCGCAAAGGGGGTCAGTGTTGAGGAAGTCGGGTTTGTTCCCCACCCTACTTTAGATGATGCGGGCGCAAGCCCTGATGGATATGTTGGTGAAGAGGGCCTCTTGGAAATAAAATGCCCCCTGACTAGCACGCACATGAATATGATTTTGGAACAGGAAATCCCAACAAAGTACCATGTCCAAATGCAGTGGCAGATGGCTTGTACTGGCAGATTGTTCTGCGATTTTGTTTCGTTCGACCCTCGGATGCCTGAGAACCTACAGCTCTACATTCATATGGTTGATCGAGACAACAAAATGATCGCTAATCTTGAGGCGGAAGTTGCCAAGTTCCTCAGTGAGATGGAAAACAAGATAGCGAAACTCAACAAACTTTGCGGAGACAACGATGGAAAAGTTTAAGCATAAAGAAGGCTTCGGTAGTGTTTTTGGTAATGACAAAAAACAAAACGAAGGCCAACCGGATTTTATTGGCGATGCTTTGTGGCGTGGAGAAATTGTTCGCATTGCTTTCTGGAAAAAGAAAGACAAGAACGGCAAAACATACTTGAGCCTTAAACTATCTGAGGAATACAAGAAGCCAGATAGTGAACCGGAAGTTGAAAGGACTCGTCCTGTTATTAATGACGACTTACCGTTCTGATGGAACGCGAAGTCCTGTTGAAGCAGGTAATCTCACAGGAGGCGCAAGATCGGCATGACGCACATAAACATCATGCCTCATCTCGCCCCCTGTCTGAAGATTACGAGCTGATCGGCCTGCTAGGTGAAGTGGAGTTTGGAAAACTCACTGGTCAAATGGTCGATCTGGAACGACGCCTAGAAGGGGATAAGGGGGTTGATTTTGTTGTTCCGCTTAACTTTACCGTTGATGTAAAAACCGCACGCAAAGCGTTTCATCTGATACACGAAGAAGGAAAAGGTTTTGCCGACATATATGTCCTAGCCAAATATAACGACGAAGCTAAAACAATAGAACTGTTGGGATGGGAATGGGGAGCTGTTCTTTCACGAGCGCCTGTAAAAGATTTTGGATACGGAATCAAGAACCACTATATCCCGGCAGATAAACTAAAGCCGATGAGCGAGTTGATAAAAAGGACCAATAGATATGGACAATTCTCTGCCGTTAAGTGAACAATACAGGATGATAGCAAAGAAATACGTCGAGGCAGATGCTGCGGCATCAATCCTAGAAGAATCAAAAAGCGCTGTGTTGGCTCAATGGATGGCCGACAAGGGCGATATGCCAGTCAGTCGTGCAGAGATGATCGTTAAAGCATCGCAGGAATGGCACAATTACATCATAGAAATGGTCAGTGCCCGTAAACAAGCTGCTTTGCTAAAGGCTCAGCTTGAATACATTCGTATGCAGTTCTCAGAACAGCAGTCTAAGGAAGCAACGCATCGTGCGGAGATGAAGTTATGATTGATATGATAGAGCATGAAGATGAAGCTCAATTTGCAGAAGAAATATCAGAACTTTTGTACGATTTACATGAAGAATACGGACATTTTGGTGCTGTGTTTATGGGAGCCCTTTTTATAAACGGTGTTGTGCAAACAATTGCTATGGGGGCTAAAGATGAAGAATCCGCAAAAAGAGCTTCGGACGTTTTTTGTAGTCTTTTACGGTCATCAGTCATTCGCATGCTTGAAAATGGTTTTCCTTTTGACCGAGATGAAACGCTGCAATGAAGCGGATACGCATTACCGCAAAAATAAGGGCTGACATATTTATGCGGCACGGTGGCGTGTGCCATTTATGCAGCATGAAAGTTACCCCCGGACAAGAATGGGATGTGTCGCATGAGATACCTTTGGAGACTGGCGGACGAGATGATGACAGCAATTGGTTGGTGGCTCATCGTCGGTGCCATCGCGTTCATACCTCTACGGTTGATATACCTCTCATTGCTAAAGTGAAGCGCATACATCAACGCCACATAGGGGCTAAGAAATCCAAATCTCCAATGCCGTTTGGTCGCGGATCAAAACTAAAAAGAAAAATGGACGGCAGTGTTGTCAGGAGAGATTCGTGAAATTTTTAATCACAATGAATATGCCTAGTGCCCAAGGCTATTTGGTGCATCAGGTAACAATTGAGCATAACGCAAAATCCTGTTCGGAGTTGTGCGACGCGCTCAATAACGATGTGTTCATAATAGGTCGTCAGCTATATCGCAAACGAACTCCAAGTTCGGAACCAATATGGCAAGATAGAGGCGACATTGTTTTGAACACAGCTCATGTCGGCAAGGTTGCCGAGTTCGTAGAGTTTGAGAGGGATGAAGATGATGAACCACACGGAAATATTGACCACCGCCGCCAGCACACTTCGGGAACGAGGCCGCCAATACGGCCCCGTGGAACTGTGTTTTGATAGAGCCAGTAAACTTGCGTCAATTCGCTTAAACAAAACTATCAGCATGTACGACGTGGCAATTATCATGTCATGCGTGAAGCAAGCTAGGCAGACAGAAAGCCCAACACTTGTTGATTCTTTCGTTGATGACGTAAACTACACTGCGATAGCCGGGCAATTTGCTGCGGCACAATTTGAAACCATTGAGGACGACATCGTTGCTATGGCAAAGCGGTTCGCTCCAAAACGGGAGAATTTGAATGCGGAAAACAATAGCAACAACAACGGCGGTAACGCTGATAATAACCGGGTTGATCCACCCGCTGGCGGCTAACGAAAGCGCGGCAGATTTCTTCCGCAAAGATCGCGAATACTGGAGCCGGGGGATGAAAGCCCCCGACACTCCAAGTTGGGCTGGCACCCTGCATATTCCGTCGTCCGACCAAAACAAAGCTAAGGTTGCAAAAATGGTTGCAAGCGAAGCAAAAGCTAGACTAGGGGAGAAGTATGTGGAACCAGCCCTGCGGCTGACAAAACTGGAGAGTGGTTATAGATGCCACGTTCTTGGGCCTAAAACGCGCCACGGACGGGCTGTAGGGCCTCTACAGGTGCTACCCTCCAGCGCTCGCGCCTTGGGCATCCACAACATGCACGGGGACTGCAAGGCCCAGATCACCGCTGGCATTCTTCACATGGAGAAATGTATCAGCGTCGGGGCTAGAACCTACAACCAGCTTGCTGCCTGCCATGTCGCCGGCTGGGGCGGTTGGAACAAAAAACTCAATCGCAAGGCTCAAGCATACCGTGCCGAGTATGTACGAATGGCTCAAGCCTCAAAGGTGCCGTCATGGGCAGGGACATTATCGACATGGTAGACATAGCGATATTCTTGGGGATCGTCATGCTTGGTTGCGTGACGGTCCTTCTGATCGGACTGACGTTTCTTCTCATCCTTATGGGTTGGGATTTAGCGATCAGCTTATGGGACAAAATCAAAACGTAATGGAGATTGATATATGGAACCCAAGCAAGAAAAAATTATGATTGAGATGTGGTTAGACGGTAAAACAGGCTTGCAGATCGCGGAAGAGCTGAACACAACGCGCAATGCAATTATGGGCAGACTAAAGCGCCTGCGTGATAGGGGCTTGATTGAATACAGAATCGTGCCGCCCGGTAAGCCAGCAACAACAAACATCGTTTATTTGCCGATAAAGAACAGACGCATTTTGCGTGAAATAAAAGCTGGGATACGAGAAGCACCAAAAATCTTCGTTACTCCAGAAAAGAGGAATGTCCTCAAGCCTCCTGTTAGGTTTTTTGACCTAACCAGATTGTCGTGCAAGTACCCTATTAACAACGGAGCAGCGCAGGATTTCTTGTTTTGCGGAACCGACCGTTACGCCAATAGCAGTTACTGCGAACGACATCATAAGATTTGTTATGTTGCCGGCACTAACGATAACGGGCGCAATAAAAACCGCAAAAGAAAGATGTTCAAACATGGTCGTTCAACTCAACCCACCTATCCCGATCAAGACGCCTAATGGAAAGGCTTTGGCGCATGTTCTTATTGATTATGGGCCTGAGTACGATCTTCTGTGGGTGGTTTTTCAAGAGAATGGCGAGTGCTGGACATGGAACAACAAGGACATCCGAGCAGATGAGAATATTACCTTTGGACGAAAAACCCAAACAGATACCAATGGGCCACGGTTGGCATGACACCTATGGGTGGCTACGCCGCAACGACCTCGATGAGTCCTATGATGGCTTCATGTATGAAACGCCAGATGGGCATCTTGTGAGATCGGTCGATGCTCGCCACGAAAAGGGAATGTACCTCGACAAATATATCGTCGAGGATACCGGCGAGAACATCTTTCTGATCAGCTCAATTCCAAAGGTCTATTCTCACCGAAGGAACCAGCGGGATAAAGCTTAGCTCAAATCCCGACAACGATATAGGAAACCGCAAAAGCATTGCCGGGTCCGCTACCGCCACCGCCGCTGGAAGCAATGGTGATGGTGCCATCGCCGTTAGTGATGGTGATGTTCGACCCAGCAGTCAGGTTAGCCTTTGTCAGGCCGCCTGCGGTATTGCCAATTAGCAATTGTCCGTTGCTGTACGTTGTCGATCCGGTGCCGCCATTTGCCGCAGTGACAGGCGTCTGAAGGGCTATTGTCGTTCCCGCTATAGCTATGCCGGTGCCTGCCGTTACAGGAGCGTTATCTGCAAGGTAAACATCGGTTCCGTCTGACCAGATGAATGTGTTGGCGTCCTGAACTGCTGTAACAGCAAGTGGCCCAGCTCCGGCGGATGCCAGCGTGACCGTGAAAGCCCCCGTCGTAACATTGTCTACGATGTAGAACCCAGAGACACCAGATGGGAAGTTAACTGTCACGTTGCCCGTCAATGCACCAGTCAGAAGAATATGGACGTTCTGGCATTGGTCTTGAGTTAGGGTCACATTTGTATTTGTCAGCGAGACAGTGTGCGTGCCGCCAAACCCTCTATCAATGATGTCCCAGTCCGCATTGACCGGCGTGTTCCAGTCATCAACATATGAGTTATATGCTGGCTTCTCGATGTTTTTGTTCGGCGTAAATGTTGATGTCATAATGCACCTCAAATAGCTCTGTTAGCGACTTCAAGCGCCTTGGCGATGTGATTGTCCGGTGTATTTAACAACGGTTCGGTGGTCCTGTTAAAGTCTTTTTTTGACCGCTCGGCAGCTCGGATAAGAGCATCAGCTTCAACATCAACGCCGACCTTACCGCCGTTAGCGCGACCTACGCGACCACCATCGGCTCTTGGAGGTTCAGCAGCCTGATCCTTATTTTCGTTCTGGCGGGAGATAGCAACTGTCGTTCGGAGCAACTTATCGTAGGCGAGGCGCGCATCTTTTGAATCCATCAGTTTGCTAAGTTTAGCAAAATCTTCTGGATTGTTGCTTTTAATTAAAGGCAACATTTTCTCTGCGATGGCACGCTCACCAACATTATACGCCCCGCGCACGCCCATCCCAGCGGCCAACCCAACAGCCGCTTTCATGCCCGCCCCCTGCGGCAACCCCATAGTCTGCATAAGAATTTGATTAGCCGCAGAAAGCAGCTCCGAGCCAGCCCCAGCCGCTGCACCTACCAACCCATAACCAGTCAAATCTGAAATATTTCTTCCAGATTTTTTTGCCATTGAAAGTTGAAGATTGCTGGCTTGAGCAATCAAATTCTCAGCAAGAACTTTCCCCCGAATCTGAGAAAAAACCTCTGGCCCTAATGCTGCCTCAAGACGCTCCCTATACTCAGGCTTTAACGTCATTTGAGAAACAACATTTCCAATGCGACCGTTTCCAACCTCGTTTTGAATATTTTGCAAAACGCCGACCCTAAAAGCGTCCATTTGTTCAGGGTTCATTTTTGAAACAGCAACCTTAATATCTCTCAACTCTCGTGTTGGGAGGTTTTTAAGGAAATTTTCACCAGCATCAACGGCATCAATGCCGCCAAGCATCTCAATGTGAGAACCACGAGCATCGCGATACGTTGGAACACGCTTATCTAAGATGCGATCAAGTTGTTTTTTAGAATTTGTCGCAGCGACCAGCGTAGCATCATCTTTCCCCGGAACAGCCTGTTCTCTCTTAATGATGCGACCCAATTCTTTATGAACTTGATCCCAGTACTCCAAGTTGCCATCAACAGCAGGGGTTTGCCGCATAACGGGGTTCCCTGATGCGTTTAGAAGCGTTTGGTTGTTGGGGCCAGAAATTGGAGTCGATTGAGAAGCTATTGGCGGCTTGATATTAAAGTCAGGATTTTTAATTGCAGCCTCTTCCGCATTTTGCATTGCTTCCCGAAAAGCTGGGTACTTTTGGAGAGGCACAAAAAGATTTGATGGAATGCTCGCGGCATTTGGATTAGAACTTGAAAGTCGGTAAAGCCCAGTTGTGCGCTGGCGACCTTCTGCCTCAATTACGTCCTGCAAAAGAGCAGAATTGATAGGCTTTTTATTTGGGCTAAAGTTAGAAAAAAACTCTTGGATACGCGGATAAATCATTTCCGCATCTCTATTAAGAGGCGCTCCTTCAGCAAGACGTTGAGCGGAAACCGAGGCTTGCCCACCGTAAGGATCAAGAGACTTTGCGAGGTCTTTTTTAGCCGGCATGTTTCTGAAAGGGAGATACCTGCTACCCGCAGTAAGAACACTCCCACCAAAAAGGCCGGAAATAGTACCAAGAAGCTCGCCCGTAGCAGGATTTACGCCCTGATCTTCAGCAAACTTCTCGCCAGCCTTGGCTCCTAACCCTGTTGCAATCCCCGTAGTAAGACGCCCGGCAATCCCCTTAACCGGACCAACAGAAAATTGCCCAGCAAAATCCGCAGCTTTACCTGCATATTCACCTTTAGTCGTTTTGGGTTTGTAGTCTAAGAACGGCATAACTTTTTTCATAGCAGCCTCGACACCCTCAGATGTCGGCAGCCCACTGCGAGAAACATAACCGGCCTCTTGACCCTCTCGCAAAGCAGTCCCAACAGAAGGGATATATTTGTCGAGCAAAGCCTGTTTGCCTTGGGCAGCATAATCAAAAACGGATGGTTGATTAGCTGCACTCATTACTTTTTCTTGCGTTTCAGGAGTTATGAAATTCTGACCAACAAGGAAATCAGTTGCTTTTTGGGCAGCGAAAGATGGGATTACTTGCCCAGCTTGCTCAAGACTTCCCGGAGCGCCAACGGACCCAGCAACAGCCCCAATAGGAAATCGTGTGACTGCGCTTGCTCCGACATCTTTTGCCGTATCAAGCATCTCCTGTTTACGCGCAGATTCCGGGTTCACGTAGAAGCTAACTTCATCTTCATAGCCGGGAGGCTGATTAGCCCCAGTAAGCTGCGGGTTAGCAGACTGGTTGTTGGGGTAATATTTGTTTAAGTTGTCAAATTCCTTCTCAACAGGGACAGGCGAAATGGGAGTAGCCGTTGATGGTCCGTAATACTTATTGAGGTTTTCAAAATCATCCATCACTGACCTCCCATGAAGTATAAGCTGAAACCGGGCCGCAAGCCGTTGCGCCTGCCAATTTCTTCAATATCTGCTTGCGTGACTGTTTTACCATTTGGCCATTTGCCGCTCACGAGGGCAGTGAACAATTCAGGCCGTTCTGGATCGGTCATAATCCTTTGAATAACTTTTGCTTCCTTGTCGTAAGTAGCCATCGGGTGCAACCGTTCAAAGTCAGATGGCGCACCCTGCATCACGTTATCCGCATCTCTTGAGTAACGGTTGCCGTGATTAGACCTGTCAAGAAGCCGGCGT